GTCAAGATGATACGGGGTCTTTTTTTCAGATTCTTCGGTTTTAGTTTTTTTCTCGGTCTTCTCCGAGGTAGTCTTTTCCTGATCTTGGCCCTTATCCTTACTTACTTCAACAGGATCAGTAGTTGTGACAAAACCGTCGCCATCTTCTGTAAATTCTAATTCAGTGTCGGACGATGAATCCGCACCTTGGTCACTATCATCGGTTTCCACGATGTCTGTGTCCGTGTTGTCATCTGTTGTTTCTTCTGCCATTTTTGTTACCTCTTATTGTGATTAAAAATAAAAAAAGGCCCACGAAACAGATTGGATCTGTCTCAATGGGCCTGTAGCCTCTTTGAGTCTTTCTTTAAATTATTTTACAATTATATAATTAAAAGATTACATATTTGTATTATTAAGTCAAGAGCTTACTTAATCCTAATGCTTATAGTTAAAACAATATTTTTAAGATTCGGTTCTTTGCTTTTTTGTGTTGAGATCCAGATACCTTTTTCTTCGCATACTTTTTCAATCAGTTTTGCGAACTCAAGGGCATCTTGTTTTTCAACTGGTGGTGAATTACTCATACTATTTCGATTTCTTTTTATTTGTTTTCTTCTTTTCAACTTTTACAGGTTTGGCTTTCGGAATATCTGCAATAATCTTATCAAAACTATTCACAACTTTCCAGAATACCTCCCCTGTCAATTCTACTTTCTTAATGTTTTTCAAACCACCTAACCCACCGTATTGCTTTAATGCCAGTATTAGCATGTTGTCAATTTCTTTTTTGTGTGTGTTTATTAATTCTGTAATCTTTTGCATGTTATCCCCTTATTGATATTGAATTTCTTTCTTGTATCTTGTTAATCATTCTTTTCTTCATGGCTTTTTTCCTGGCTTCTTTGTCGACCTTTACTGGGCCTTCACCTGGTTCCAAGTGCCGTAAGCCTGTTTTCTTTTTCCATTCGTTGTAGTTTGCTCTTGATGGATGCTTTAGGAATTCAGTGTTATGTGGCTCTTTAGATTTTTTATCTACGATGTTTCTCACGCCTGATATCCACGTTGAATCCAATGGTGCTGTATGACTCATTGAAATTATCTTATGTGTCACACCAGAACAATGTGGGCAAATACCTAATTCGTATGCTTCACCAGTGACAAATACTTCTGTTATCTTCTCACATTGATAGCATTCGTAATCATAGATACGCATTTATATATCCTCATTATTTGATTTTAGTCCTCGTTCAGAATAGAGAGAGTTCGTATCAGTACTTTTCAAACTCAAATCATTATCAACTTTAATTTTAACGCCCTCAAGCTTCTTAGATTCCTTGTCACTCTGAATAGCTGCTACGGCTTTTGCTTTTTCAATTTTAATTGACTCCCAATCTAATTTGATACCGTTCGCTTTGACTTCCTGGTCAACAAGTTCTGTTTTAATCTTCTCTGCTGCTAAGGCTGTATCAGCATTAATCTTTTGAATCTTTGCGTTAGTCTCTTGCGTTTTCAAATTAAACTCTGCAACATCTAATTCATTCTGTGCTGTGGCCTTCTGCATATCAAGATTAATCTCAGCTTCTTTTTTCTGGCTATCACTCTGTGCCTTCTGCATTTCAAGCTGTAATTTCTGTTCCTCAAGTTGTACTTTCATCATTTCCGGATCAGGCTTAGGTGGTTGCTTCTGACCGGATAGCTGTTGCACTATCTGCTCAAAAGTTGGTATCTGACCTTCTTTCAATGCTTTTTCAAACTCTTTGTCCGGCATTGAACCGATCTGCTGAAATAATGATATTACTTGTTCTGGTATGCCAATCTTTGCAAGCTTTTCTAAATACTGACCCAATGGCCCCTGCTGCATTCTTAGTATAATATCTTGATAATTCTTAACGTCAAATTTCTCTAACACATATTCTTGATCAACAAACCCACCTTTGGCCAGAGTTAGAGTTTCTTCTCTTTTCTGGATATGCGATACAGGCATTGTTGACCCAGATACGACATTGATCTTGCCTTGTATCTGCAAATCTTCTTTCGTAATAGGCTTAGTGACTTCCTTGCCTTGCTGCTTCAATGTCACAAATCTTGGCTTAGAATACCACTGTTGAGCAAGTGCAATAAACATACGACCACGCTCACGAATCATTTTCTGATAGTTCTTGCCCTTACCAGATATTGACATTGCTTCTTTTTCTAACAGTAAAGCGATTGCCTGGGCTGCAACAACCTGCTGACCTTGAGTTTGTCCCTGTGTAATATCTTCAAACCTGCCAGATATTTCTTGAAACAAGCTCTTATACATTTCTATCGCTGCCGGGATATCTGCCCCCATATTAGGAGGATCAATATATTTTATACCAGCGGCAACCATTGCATTTGTCGGCTGTATGATGCCAGCTTTGTTATCCATTTCTGAAATATTAACGCCTGAATCCCTTGGAACCATAAGCTTCGACCTTGAAACCTTATCCTTATACATTCCATGCTGTGTCAAGGCTTTGTCGAGTTCGGTATTTAATTTCTCAAGCTGCTTGTATTCTGCATGTCCAAACGGGCTTGAAGGATCAGGAACGGGTTGAATGTATGAAATAGGGAATCTACTGTACAAATAATTCTTTTGTTGCGTCTCTGGATCCACATTAGGATTAAGAGAAGGATTATACCCATCTGATAAAATAACATTCCCACCGTTACACATCTCAATGCGTCTGATATTTCCAGGATAGACAGCTACTTCTTTTTTAATTGCTGTTTCAACTTCAAATGGTCGGCCTAACTCATCCATTTCAATGCCGACTTGCTTTTGTGTTTCCATCTTTGTTGAGTAATCTCTTACCCAAATTTCAAAGATATAAGTCTTATCAAGCGATGTTTCACTGCTGCTACTATCTTCACGACCAATCCATTTTTGGACTGTTGACATGATTATCTGCGACCTGCTTTGCGTTACCCTATCACCTTCCTGGTTTCTTTCATCCCCAATTTCCTGTTTGATCGACATATCAGGAACAATCTCATCTGCTGATTCAGGCCATAATCTTTTTGCTTCTTTGACAGACTTCTCATACCATCTTATAAATGCTACTGCTTTTCTTTGTTTTCGTTCTTCCGGCGGGTATAAAGAAAAATACATAGGGTCAAGTGTATCTACTGAGATATCACCTGTCGGAAAATTAATAGTCTGATCCGGGTAAACATATTCACCAACAAAACCGTATAGCTCACCTGTGTATACCGATTCTTCCAAGACACTTTGCTGCTCTGTGTCAGTCCACCAGGTATCAATAACATTCGTCAACAATGCAAGCTGGTCTTGTGCATCCTCTCCAAGATCCCCGTCAGGAACAGCATTAAACGTAGGATTGTTGTCAGTAAGTTGATTGACAGTTTTCTTGTGGTATGTTCCAAGCATATTTGCTGATATGAGATTTAGTTCGGAATTTTCAAACTTCCAATGCTTGTTACATCTCAGATTATAATACCTGGTCATATTTTTGGAGAACTCAAATTCGTCTCTATATGATATAATTTCGTTGAATATTCCTGCTATCACGTTACCGACCTCTTTGTGACCTTCGGGCGGTATCAGTTCGTTGTTTTCTTCTTGATCTTCTGATTCGTTTGAATCTTCTGTGACTTCTGGCTCATCACCCGTTAACGCTTCTGTCAATTCTTCCATTATATCTGTTGTATTATCCATTACATGCCTTTTGATGTCTATCTAATGATGATTTGTGCTGAAACTCTTTTCCACATGAGCATTTAAACAATTCTGATTTGTCTATATTGATAACAGTTTTAAAATATTTATCGTCCTGTATCGTGATCTCGTTCTCTTTGTGGAACGGTCTGAACTTGCATTGCCTACAAACAAACTGGTTCCATTCCATCCAATCTTGAAAAGGCGGTGCTATTTCGTGTTTTTCATCAATTGATTTGAACATTTCCGGTAGCATTGGTGTTGATATTGTGTCCAGATCGACTATGCCGAGTTCATGGCTGCATATATCGCAGACTACTAACTGATTATTCATAATCTAAAGCCTCCTTGTCCAAGTCTGACGGCTCAGGAACATATAGGACATCAGGCTTACTTGTCTTAACTGCTGATTGCACTTTCTGAAAGTCTGTTTTACATCCCATATCAAAGCCTATTTTAACAGCTTTATAATGTGACCAAAACAAAATTAAAAATGATACTAAGATAATTATAGGTACTATATACTCTTTCAAATCAATCCTCCTTCTAAATTTCTATGTAAATATTTCATTGTTTGTTCATTTTCATAATTTGCGATTTCTTCAAAGCTGGTGCCGATCATGTCCACTGTTTCGACTGCTTGCTCCCAGGGTCTCATTATCAAAAGAGTATGAATCAGTGAGCCTAAAACGTACATTGCTGGATTGTTTCCGGAGTTCTCACCCTTTGATTGAATGAATGCCATGATATGATTGCGTATTATATTTGCATCGTCTAAGAAAAGCGTTTTATGCTCAGAGCTTAACGATACCTTGATTCTTGCTGTGTAGATCTCAAAATTGTCTGTTCGGTTTGCATCAATAGGATCTGATATTCTGATAGGGTTTTTCTCATCTCGGATATTAATCTCGTTGACTATACTCATCAGATCAAGAGGATTCCCCCACCAATGCGATATTACGTCTTCGCCATAATCTTGCTGAATGCCCTGTGCTTTCTTTATCAGTTCAAAAGCATCATCTGACTCGTATTCATCAAGACAGTAGAATTTTATTTTATTTCCGTATTCAACTCCGATTGTGACAAGATATCCGGGCTGTGCAAATGTCGGAAGGATGATGCCTCCAGTTATGTGAGAGTATTTCCTTTTATCGTCATTAAAAGAATACTCACGGATTACGGCCTCAATACCTTCCATTTTGGCAATGAAATTGTTTGTATATGGGTTGCCGTATATTTCTTTTTTAAAGCGTGGCATTAAAATGGCTTCTGTTTCTTGTTTCATATTAAAGTCTTAAGCCTTAAGGCAAAGTGATAATTAACGTCATCATTACAACCACTTACAAATTCCATGTTTTTAGCTGAAATCACGATAAATCAAGTCCTTTTATGAATGTTTTGTACGCACCTTCGTGAGAATACCTCAAAGCATCCATAATGTGGTTATTTGCATCAATAATAATTGGCAATATGTTATCAGTATGTGGGTCTTTCTTATATTTGTAGTGAATGAACTCACTTATTGTTTCTTCGCACCGAGGATCTATAACAACGTCAAACCCTTTGATATACTCTATACCGTCTTGAATACTGCCTTTCCCCTTCTTTGATCCCTTAATCATAAAACCTTCATCTTTCACAAAATCTATTGTATCAGGTCTTGCAGAGTCACCGATTAAAGGCCAATCTCTAATCCCAGGTACTTTGTCAAGATAAGAAGCAATATCAACCGTCTTAACGCCTTTGCCCCAGGCTTCATGGTCAATATAAAGAGTCTTGTCTTTAATCCAAGAGCGTACAACAGCAAGCGGATCGGCTGAGAAACCCCAATCTACTCCATATTTTAATATTGCGTCTTTCGGTGGTTCTGGTACTTCTTCAATCTTCCAGCAACCGTGCATAACCTGTTCGTCACTCTGTTGTACTGTCTGGCCTTCCCAAACGTGGAGATATTTGTCAAAATCTTTCGTCTTGCAGAACTCCATTTCTTCTCGTAATACGTCAGGGAACCAGGGATTATCGTAATACTGGACGTCAACAACACATGACCTGGGTGGTTTTTGTTCGCCTGTGAACATCGAGTGAACCGGATCATCATCGAAGCGAGGATTGTACGAGAACCAGATCTCTGAGCCATCTTGACGGATTGTCGGTATTAGAATGTCTAAACTTACCTGTGAGCATGTGTGGGCCTCTTCTACCCAGCAAATATTTATGCCTTCTGTTGATTTTATGCCATCTGGGTCTGATCTCAATCCTGCGAATATAAAATTTGATCCTGTGCGTTTGTGCCTGATCTCTGATAATGTTGATTCAAATTCATTATTAAGACCAAACTTTTCAATCTGATCATCTAATATTCTTTTTACTGAATCTTTTATTGATCGCTGAATCTCACGGCAACATAATATTCTGACTTTGTTATTCCTGGCATACCCTATCAAAGCTGCTGCGAATGATCTTGACTTAGCACCACCTCTACCGCCCCTGAAAACTTTGTATCTAAAGTCAGGTTGTAATAGCGGTTCAAATATTTCGGGTATCTCGGCTTTTATTTTTTAGTCTCCGATTTGACGAGAGTGAACTCTGTTGTCTTGATTTCTACAGGCCCACCACCAGGTGAAGATAGTGTGGAATCGTGCTTATCGCTGTAACCATGCTTAGTTAACACAAGCTTAGTAATATTAGAATTAAAATCGCCTGAGATGCCTCCATTTAGTAACGCTTGGTGCTGTCTCTTCTTTAATTCCTCCAACATTCCAAAAAACTCTTTCTTATTATCGTCTTTTTTCCAGTTAGAAATAGTCTCATCT